ATGTTGACGATCAACCCGCTAAGCAGAAGAAGAAAAGAGTAACAGAGGCAGCCGAACTGCCGAGAGTAAAGATTACTGGTCGGGATCAAGTTGTCAAGATTTATAAATTCGGTAGGGCTATCGAAGCAAGTTATGAAGTCCTTCGCCGGATGAAGATTGACATGCTTGCGTTACATCTTCGCAGAATGGCTATGCAGGTAGCAAAAGACAAGGTTGAGGAAATCATCAATGTTATTGTTAACGGTGACGGTAACAATAATGCTGCCCCTGTCATTAAGTCGAGCGATCTGGTTGGAAGTGCTACCACACTTACCGCTGAGGTGTTCTTGCGGTTCCTGATGGAATTTGAGGAATTTCCCTGCAACACTATAATCGCTGATAAGGCAGGATTTATCAACATTGTTTTGGCTGAACTTCCAAGCCTTTCTGCTGCTGATGTATTAAAGATTTTAGCGCAAGGGACAAGCGTTGGCATAAATCTGACTGCTCCGCAAATGCCCTCTGGTGCTGTAAGGCTGTTCTGGCATAAGGATGTTACTGCCAATAAAATTATTGGTATTAACAATCAGTTTGCCATTGAGCAGGTAACGGAAGCAGGCAGTGATATTTACGAAGCTGGCAAGTTTATTGAACGTCAAACAGAGATCCTTACATTATCCGAAACAAATGGATACGCTAAAGTGTTCAACGAAGCTGCTAAAGTTCTTCATTTAGCGTAAGGGGGTAGTCCCTTATGGCAAATAGGATTTTAACAGAAGAGGGATGGCAAGGCCGAATCAGGAATTTACTGGGCATAGATTCGGCCTTTGTCCCTGATGATGATTTGGAACAACCGGACATTGTGGATGTTGCCGAAGCAAATATAATCGAGATCGTTCCCGGCTATGCTGATTTAACGGGCGATAAGAAAACTTATCTTGAATCTGCTACAGCTTGCGAGTGCGCTGTCCTTGCTTGTGATTCTATGCCTGCAAGATTACCGACAAAAGAATCCGGCCCCCATGCTACTTATGAATTAAGCATTGATTGGGCTAAAAAGAAGGCAGAATTGCAGGACAAGCGGGATGTTTACCTGTCCAAACTTATCACGATGCCGAAAATGAAATATTTTACTACAAGCGGGTGATTTTATGAGTGGTTATGTAACTAAATACCTTTTATCAAAAGGGCAGGATTGCACTATTCTAAGATCACCCAAAGATATTTCTACTAAAATCAGTCTTGCAAGATCAACAAAAGCAATCCGCATTTATGGTGCAAGGGAAGCTCACTGGCAGGGATTGATTTTGTCCGATTCAGGGCTTGTTAGCGGTGATGTGTTTCAAGCTAATGATATGACCTTTATTGCACAATCCGTAAATAATGACCCTGCTTCTAATGAGTTTGCTTGGTTCGGTGTGATGGTTAATGCAGAACTTGGGCATTGGCGGTTAGTAGAAAAGGTTGAGAACGGCGTTATTGTTCAGGAATGGAAACAAAAAGATAACGTTTATGCCTTTGGTGAAATTGTAACTGCCGATTTAAGACAGCGTGATCCCGGCCTACTTGAGGGAACTTTGTATATCTTCCAAGTGCCTAAAAGTGCTGACATAGAGCTGCTTGACCGTATTGTATATAACGGGAAGAATTACAAGGTAAATGCAATAGACGACATTGGCTTAGGCGGTGTTGCAAGAATACAAACCGGGGCAGATACCCGACCGGCAGCAATAGACAATGGTGAGGAAGAAGAATAAAGGAGGCACTTACCATGAAGGGTGAAAAAATCCATTCTGTAACTAAAAAGGATTTTATTATCCAACCGTTTAAAGCAAGTGGCCCTGGTGGACAGAAGAAGAACAAGACTTCTTCCGCTATAAGAATTATCCATCCTGAAAGCGGTGCAAGGGCAGAGGGCAAAGAGGAACGATCTCAAACCGCCAATAAACGCAATGCGTTTAAAAGGCTTCTTGAAACAAAAGAGTTTAAGAATTGGCACAGGAGAAAGATTGCTGAGATTCTTTACGGGAAAGCGGAAGCAGAAAAATGGTTAGAAGAAAACACAAAACCAGAGCATTTCAAGGTTGAAGTGAAAGACCCTGAAACCGGCAAATGGGTAGAACAAAAGCCTATCTAAGGAGGCACTTACCATGTATGAAGAATATCTTGGCGAAAATTACCATGATGCTATCCGCAAGTCGTTGGGAGCAGATGAAGAATTGTGTCCTAATTCGATGATTGATGCCCCTATCAATATTGAAGCCATGAAGAGTATGCTCTCTCCTGCCATTCTGAAACTAAGGGGAAAAGTGGACAGCGAACCTAAATTCGCTTTACTTTCCAAAATTGCGAGGTATTACTTGGCGGGAATTCTCTGTGTTGCCATTCAGAGCAGGATTAAGGTTCCCCCTTTTAACGTGCCGAAATACACACGTAAGGACTGGGCGAAGAAGCAGAGGAAGTGTATAGAAAAGGCAAATAACGATTTAATGAGGTTGTTGAGATGGGAGTAAAATTCATGCGTGAACCCTGCCAAAAGGCTTTGCAGGCAAGGTTAGTGCAGGCATTAAAGCAGATGCAAAAAACTTACCTTGAAGAAGTGCGTTCACATTTGAAAACACCGGAAGGCATGCAAGACCTAGAAGAAGGTGAATTGGAAACATTGGCCCATGTTTTGGTTGCTAAGGTCATAGGCGGCCCTTGGGCGACTATTGATGCCTTTGGAACCGGCACGAAAATGGACACTGCCAACCCCGCATTAGATGATTACCTTTTCAATACTGCTAAGGGCTGGAACCCTGCACGTAAAGATTTAGCAATAAGAGGACGACCAGCAGGAACCTATACAGATATTTTTGGCAGACAAAGAAAGAGTTCTGGTGCATTAGAGGGAAGAAACCTTGAGGAAAATCCACCAGAGAAGGGAAGATTTGATACTGGTAAATTCGACCCCATACCACCTTCCCATGCTTTTACTGTTGCTATGGCTTGGATGCGTATAGGCACTATCCAAAAGATATTGCTTGATGCAATAGCTACCTTCCCGTTTCACAAATATATTATTGCTACTAATGAATGAAAGGCAGGTGATGTTCTTGTTTCAATCCTGAAGCTGATTTGACAGCGATTCAAACTCTCTTTGTGAAAGACAAGCAAATTTTAGAAGGGCTTGGGCTTACCCTTGATTCACCCGATCTTGACAAATACAAGCGAATAATCAAGCGTAGCATTTATGAAGGTTTAGCCACAAGTGATAGAAGGCTAAACCTTTATTTTAGACCCTCCAGGGCTACCAGAAACGAGATTATCACCAACGAGATACTGCAGGTAGATGTTCATGTTCCTGCCGCACAAGATTATTACGCTTACAGGGTGCAGAAAAGGGTAAGAGAACTGCTTCATAAAAAACAAGTAGGCACAATGATCCTGCATTTTGATGGACAATTAGGTGAACTTCCTTCAATGCAGGGTTTTATTTGTGTAGGCTCCCGGTATTCATTCTACCGGGTGATTTAGTTTCACGAATTCAATTTCTAAAAAAGGAGAGTGGTGGTTTAATGGAACTGGTATATAAACGAGCAGGACACTTGGAGCTTTTCCGCTACAGAGACAGCAAGAGATTCCTCTATAACGGGATTGTCCAGTCTATTACTGCTTCTATCACAAATAACACAGTGGATTTGGAGGACGGTAACTCTGATTGGCCTTGGACTTTTAGCACAGGTAAGACGGGGAGTAACGTAACATTCAACCTTAACTCTTTTAACCCGATGCTTTACGCTGCTCTTACGGCTTCTGAGTATGCGGAAGAAAACGACCTTGCAATTCGCAGGATTGAGGAAATTTCCGTCCCTTCTGAAAGCCCC